ATAATTTTGACGGTGTGCTGGTGATTTTTGACGAGGCCAGTGGTATTGCTGACCCGATTTGGTCGGTCACTGGTGGTTTTTTCACGGAAAACACGCCGAATCGTTTCTGGCTGGCGTTTTCTAACCCACGGCGCAATACAGGGTACTTTTATGAGTGTTTTAACTCAAAGAGGGACTTCTGGAAGACCAAGGTGGTGGATGCGCGGACGGTGGAGGGGACGGACAAGGCGGTGTATGAGCGGATTATTGCGGAGTACGGGCCGGATAGTTCACAGGCGCACGTTGAGGTGTATGGTGAGTTTCCGAATGCGGGGGATGACCAGTTTATTCCGTCGAGTTTGGTGGATGAGGCGATGGCGCGGCCTAAGTACAAGGATCAATCGGCACCAATTATTGTTGGCGTGGATCCTGCGCGGTTTGGTGCGGATGCGACGGTGATTGCGGTGCGGCAGGGGCGGGATATTGTGGCGATCAAGAAGTATCGTGGTGATGACACCATGACGGTGGTGGGGCATATCATTGAGGCAATTGAGGAGTTCAAGCCTGTGTTTGTGGTGATTGATGAGGGTGGTCTGGGGGCGGGGATTGTGGATAGGTTGAAGGAGCAGCGGTACAAGATCAAGGGGGTGAATTTTGGTAGTAAGTCCAAGCACCCTATCATGTATGGCAATAAACGGGCTGAGATGTGGGGGGAGATGAAAGATTGGTTGAAAACAGCCAGTATTCCAAGTGATCGGTTTCTCAAGACTGATTTGATCAGTCCTTTGATGAAGCCGGATTCAAGGGGTACGATATTCTTGGAGTCCAAGAAGGAAATGAAAGCTCGGGGGTTGGCTAGTCCGGATGCTGCAGATGCGATTTGTGTGACTTTTGCCTTTCCGGTGGCGCATCGGGAATACAATGAGAAGCCAAGGGTGCTTGTCGCACGGGGGCAAAATATGGTATCGTCGGGCTGGATGGGTTCTTGACTCACCAAAAATGCTTCTGAAAGCAATACTATGCCACTTGTTAAATCATCTTCGCCAAAAGCCTTTCGTGCCAATGTCAAGGCTGAAGTATCAGCTGGAAAGCCTGTCAAGCAGGCGGTGGCAATTGCCTATGCGGTGAAGCGTGAGGCTCAAGCCAAACCAGCGCCTAAAGGCAAAAAATAATGGCTGACTATTCTGCTGTTGCATCGGTGGCTAATGTGGGTGCTGACAAGAAGGCATCCAAAATGGGCGACGACTCGGATTTGTTGTCCACGTTGCGTGAGCGTATGCACACAGCCATTTCGGCGTATTCCGAGAGCCGGGAAGATGAGATTGACGATCTGCGCTTTTATGCGGCGTCACCTGATAATCAGTGGCAATGGCCTGCTGATGTGCTGGCGACTCGGGGGGCTGTGCAGGGGCAATCTATCAATTCCCGGCCTTGTTTGACGATTAACAAGTTGCCCCAGCACGTTCGGCAGGTTACGAATGACCAGCGCCAGAACCGGCCCAGCGGCAAGGTTATCCCGGTGGATGACAATGCCGACATTGAGGTGGCCGAGGTGTACGATGGCATGGTGCGACATATTGAATATATGTCGGATGCTGATGTGGCCTACGATACGGCTTGCGAGAATCAGGTGTCCTATGGCGAAGGCTATTGGCGCATCTTGACTGAGTATTGTGACGACGACACATTTGATCAGGACATCAAGATTGGCCGTATTCGCAACAGTTTCAGCGTTTACATGGATCCACTGATTCAAGACCCGTGCGGTGCTGATGCTCGGTGGTGTTTTATCACGGAAGACTTGTCCAAGGAAGAATACCACCGGCTGTATCCAGATGCATCTCCCACCAATACTTTGCAGTCGCTGGGTGTTGGCGACCAGTCTTTGAGCCAATGGCTCAATTCCGAGACGGTGCGGATTGCTGAGTATTACTATGTGGACTATGAGCGCGGTACGCTCAATATGTACCCTGGTGGTATCACGGCGTTTGACGGTACGCCGGAGGACAAGCAGCTACGGGCCATGTACGGCAAGCCTATGCGCTCACGTTCATCTGACCGGCGCAAGGTCAAATGGGTCAAGACCAATGGCTATGAAGTGTTGGAACGCCGGGATTGGGCGGGTAAGTACATTCCGGTGATTCGGGTCATTGGCAATGAGTTTGAAGTTGACGGGCGTATTTACATCAGTGGCTTGGTGCGAAACGCCAAGGACGCCCAGCGGATGTATAACTATTGGGTGAGCCAGGAGGCTGAGATGCTGGCCTTGGCTCCCAAAGCGCCGTTCATTGGCTATGGTGGGCAGTTTGAAGGGTACGAGGCGCAGTGGAAGACGGCCAATACCCAGAACTGGCCGTACCTTGAGGTTAACCCGGATGTGACGGATGGCGCCGGAAATATTTTGCCGTTGCCACAACGCGCACAACCACCTATGGCGTCCAGCGGACTGCTACAGGCTAAGATGGGTGCTTCCGAGGACATCAAAGGCACTACGGGGCAATACAACGCTTCTTTGGGGTTGGAAGGCAATGAGCGTTCTGGTCGTGCGATTTTGGCGCGTCAGAAAGAAGGCGACACCGGCACTTATCATTTTGTGGATAACTTGGCTCGGGCTGTGCGGTACTCAACCCGGCAAATTGTTGACCTTATCCCCAAAATTTACGACACACAGCGGATTGCGCGGGTGATTGGTGAGAATGGCGAATCCAGCCATATCAAGATCAATCCCCAGCAGCCGGAACCAGTCAAGAAGATTGTCAATGAGCAGGGCATTGTGATTGAAAAGATTTTCAATCCTGGCGTTGGTAAGTATGACGTTCGGGTGGTGACGGGGCCAGGTTATGCGACCAAACGCATGGAAGCAATGGATTCCATGAGTACGCTGTTGCAAGGCAATCCTCAATTGTGGTCGGTGGCTGGTGATTTGTTTGTCAAGAACATGGATTGGCCGGGTGCCCAGGAAATGGCAAAACGGCTTGCAAAAACCATTGACCCCAAGATCATGGGTGATGCCGAGGAAGACCCAGCTTTGGCGGCGGCACAACAACAAATTCAAGGTTTGATGCAGGAAATGCAGCAAATGTCGGGTATGTTGCAAAATGTGCAGAAATCAATGGAAGCGCGTCAGTTGGAGATTGACGAGTACAAAGTTCAGACTGATGCTGACATCAAAGCCTATGATGCTGAAACCAAACGTCTGTCGGCTGTAGCGGCGGGTATGGGGCCGGAGCAGGTTCAGGAAATTGTGATGCAAACCATGCGCGATGTGCTGACTGCCGGTGATTTGGTGCAGCCAATGGAGCCACGCGAAATGCCGGGTATGCCTGAAATGCAAGGCGCACCGGAAATGCCCGATAATCAAGGTATGGAAGGGCTATTGACATGATTTGTGCTGATTTTGTAGGAACGCTGTTTCTGGCGCGGGATGTGGCCCATTCGGTGCATCTCAATACCCGCAGCTTTGCCAAACATTCTGCGCTCAATGAGTTCTACGATAATATCGTTGGATTGGCTGACAAATTCTCTGAAGCCTATCAAGGCCGACACGGGTTAATTGGCCCTATTACACTAATGTCTGCCAAAAAAACAGGCAACATTGTTGAGTTTCTTGAAGAATCCTTGAAGGAAATTGAGGATATGCGGTACAAAGTGTGTGATAAAAACGACACACCTTTGCAAAACATCATTGACGAAATTGCTGGGCAATACCTTTCCAGCCTTTACAAACTTCGCTTTCTTGCGTAAGGAATGACATGATTAAAGACATTACATCCTGCATGGGATATCAACAAATTGTTGGTGCTGCTGCTTCTACGGGTTTGACCATTCCTACTACTGACCCGGTGACCGGCCTCAAGGCTATTCCCATTCAGGCAGTCATTATTTGCGAAAACCAAGGTATTCGTTGGCGCGATGATGGCACAGCACCTACCGCATCGGTTGGTATGCCCATTGCCGTGGGTACTGTGTTTGTGTATGACGGCGATCTGAATCGTTTGCGGTTTATTCAGCAAGCGGCCACTGCAACCATCAACATTGGATACTACAAATGAACATTTATCCTTCTGGCCCTAATGCCGTTTCAGTCACCGCTGCTGTTATTACTGGTGGCAATGCCGCTGAAGATGCGGCCACCACAGCCAACCCGGTAATTGTTGGCGGTGTTGTTCGTACAGCAGTTTCTCCGACCACCCTTGTTGCTGGTGATGC